TGTTATAACAAGAGTAGCGAGCACAAGGACCCAACAGTATATCATAAGACATATGAAATTGCTCAAAACGTATACCTAAATAATACATCGGACGTGACCAATGGTGCCACGTTTTATCACGCTGAATATGTAGACCCTGATTGGTCTCATAATAAAAAGCTAATCAAAACAGCAAAGATTGGTTTACATATTTTCTACAAAGGTGTATAATCAATTTAGGCGAGTAGCTCAGCGGTAAGAGCCATCCGCTCATAACGGATTGGTCGTCAGTTCGAATCTGACCTCGCCTACCAAAATACGAGCGCGGGCATCTGGTGGTGGCAAGGGTCTTATAATCCCTTTGGTCGGCAGATTACCGATTTGCTGAGAGTTCGATTCTCTCCCTGCGTACCATTCATAAGGAGATAATATGTACAAGGTCTATGGAAAAGATAATTGTAGGTACTGTGATGCTGCAGTAAAGCTTCTTGAGCAAAAGCAGCAATCATATGTACAACTGAAAGTGGAGCGTGACTTCACACGTGAGATGCTATTTGAAATTGTTCCTCACGCAAAGACTTATCCACAAATATTTTATAAAGACGAGTATATCGGTGGTTATGAACAACTAGTTGAAAGGTTTAAGAATTATGACCCAGCAAGATTTTTGTCTGAGTGATCTACAAAGCCATGTTTGCTTTGTGAAGTTTACAAAGCTAGATGGTAGCATTCGTGAAATGCGATGCACACTTAAGGAGGATCTACTGCCTCCAGTCAATAAGCCTACAATGACAGGAAGAGTTCCCAACCCAAACGTTGTATCAGTTTGGTCTGTTGATGATGAGGGTTGGCGCTCATTTCGTAAAGACAGTGTACTAGAGTTTACACTACTATGAAAACAATAGCTAAATGGCTAATGTTACTAGCTGTTAAGGTTGATGCTAATTTTGTTTTAACCTTTTGCTTAGAAGTTGCTAAAGAATTTCAAGAAAATAATTGGAGTAACATTCCGATTCAAGAGGAAGAATAATGAAAAAAATATTAGTTACAGGTGGATTGGGGTTCATAGGCAGCTTTCTTGTTGAAAGACTGATAGAGCTAGGTCATCAGGTCGATGTTGTTGACGATTTGTCGACAGGCAGTATGGAGTGGGCAATAGACGGTCCAAACTATTTTATCTGTGACGTTGTTGACTTTTGTGAAATTGGCGAAACCGATTGGAAATACGATGCCATATATCACCTAGCAAACAATGCACGTATTGCTCTTTCTTTTGAGCAACCTCAAGAAACCCTAACTAACAATTATGAAAGCACAGTTCATCTTTTAGAAAAAATTAGAAAGAACTGTCCTGAAGCAATTCTTTATTTTGCTTCATCTTCTACGACTGAGTTTACTGATCGGTTTAACAATCCCTATACTTTTTCAAAGTATGTTTGTGATGAAGTTTTGAGTCTATATAACACACATTATGATATCAAATACAATGTGGTAAAGTTTTATAATGTTTATGGATCCATGCGCGAAAAGGATCTAGGTGAATATACTACGGTCATTAGGAAGTTTAAGAAGAAGGTCTTAGAAGGTTCGCCTTTAACTGTTTACAACCCTGAGCGTCGTCGAGACTTTACTTCTATTCAAGATACAATCAGTGCTCTTGAAATCCTATTAGACGTTGACTATAAATATCCACAGGTGTATCATATTGGTACAGGTAAGAACGTTTCTATTCAAGAAATTGCTGATGCCTTCGATCACCCCATTGAATATTTCCCCAATGAAAGAAACTATGAGTTGCATACAACTCTGAGCCACCCAAATATTCCGGATTGGCAAGCTAAAGATAATGTATTAGATCATATTAAAGAATGGAGACGCGTATATGCCACTAGCTAAAGATAATCTTAGCACAAATGCTCTTGGCGGGAGCGAACTAATGAAGTATGCTCTTGTTGAGCGTATGCCTAAGGAACTGATTGATCAGTTTCAGATCTTTGTATCAAGAGTGCAAGAACCAATTGATCCAGAAAAGATTACAATCTACTGGCATCAGGATCTACCCAACGACCCTAACTCTATTGAGCCTCTGAAGGATGGTGGTTGGTCTAAGTTCGATCTTATCGTGTTTAACTCAACATGGCAACAGCAGATGTTCCAAGCCCATTTTGGTATTCCATATTGGAAGTCAGTGGTGCTTCCGAATTCTATTGTGCCATTTGAGCCACATGAGAAACCTGATCCTTCAGAAAAGGTCAATATCATCTATCACACTACGCCGCACAGAGGGCTAGAGTTACTGGTTCCAGTTTTCTGTAAGCTCGCTGAAACCGACCCCGATATCACGCTCGACGTTTACTCGAGCTTTAACATTTATGGCTGGGGCGACCGGGACAAGCAATACGAAAAGCTTTTCGATATATGCCGAGAGCATCCACAGATCAACTATCATGGGTTCAAGCCGAACTCTGAAATTCGTGAAGCTCTGAAGAAGTCACATATTTTCGCATATCCTTCTATTTGGACCGAGTCTTCATGCATTGCTCTTATGGAAGCAATGTCTTCTAAAAATGTTTGTGTGCATAGTAATCTAGGTGCACTATGGGACACTGGTGGTCATATTACACGCATGTACCAGTTTGATGAAGATAAGAACGTTCATGCTGGCATTTTCATGTCACTATTGAAGGCTACCATTGAAGATGTTAGAAACGATATGGTGAAAGAAGAAACTGCATTTGTGAAGGTTTATGCAGATAGTCGATTCAGCTGGGAACGTCGTGAACGTGAATGGGAATCAGTGCTAAATTCATATGTTCAGATGAAGGCAGAAAATAGCCCTCTAATAAATAGAGATAAGGGAAAGGAAATTTTGACTTTCCGTACTGGTTGAGGAGACCATAGTGCAAGAAGAAACATCGAATTCATCTGATGTTACTGTTGAAGAAGTTAAATCAAACGTAATACCTTTTCCTAAACCTCATAAGAATTTTGCATTAGCTGCATCTTTACAAGAGATGATGGAGCAAGCTACTAAGAATAAAATAGAATTTGTATCTTTTCTTTCTGGAGAAGTTACTGAAGAGTTATTTTACAAACTTAGTATCATGGGGTTTACATTTGATGATGAAACTTTCAACAAAGATCTTGTGTTAGTCATGGAAGCTGTCAGGTCGATTATGCTAAAGAGTTTAGGTATATCACATGGGTTGCAGTTAGCAGCTGAAAAACTCATTGATATACCTGATTCTTTTTACGACGCTGAAGAAGAATTTGATGATGAATAACACTTGACTTATTTTTATAAATAGGTTAGAGTTATATTATAGAAACCATTTGAGGCTTTTCCATTGATTATCGTAGATTTGAATCAGGTTATGATCTCCACCCTCATGGTGCAGATCGGCAATCATAAAAATATTACAATTGAAGAAGACCTTGTTAGGCATATGGTGCTTAACTCTCTTAGAGGTCACAAGGTTCGTTTTTCTGAAGAATTTGGCGAAATGGTTATTGCTTGTGACGATAAGAACTATTGGCGCAAGCAGATCTACCCTTACTACAAAGCCAACCGTAAGAAAGAACGTGATGCTTCAGAACTCGACTGGAATGCAGTCTTTGAAGTACTCAATAAGGTTCGCGACGAACTGAAAAATAATTTCCCTTACAAGGTTATTCAAGTCGAACATGCTGAAGCTGACGACATCATTGCTACGCTGACCAAAGAATTTTGCTATCAAGAAAAGATTCTTATCCTTTCTGGTGACAAAGACTTTGGTCAGCTGCAAAAGTATCCAAACGTCAAGCAGTATAGCCCTGTGCTTAAGAAGTATATCAAGTGCGACAACCCTGATATGTTCCTTAAGGAGCACATCATGCGCGGCGATTCGAGTGATGGCATTCCCAACTTTCTGTCCCCCGACAACGTGTTTGTAATGGGTGGGCGTCAATCCCCCATCACCAGCAAAAAGATCACGAACTGGTTGATGACTAACCCCGAAGAATTTTGTAACGAAACAATGCTGCGCAACTATAAGCGCAATCAACAGCTAATTGATCTAGAGTGCATTCCTTCAGAAATTTCTGAACAGGTGCTAACTCAATACAACTCTCAACAAAAAGATCGCAGTAAGCTTTTCAATTATTTTGTTGAACACAAGCTCAAAAACCTCATGGAGTGTATCGGTGACTTCTAGGCATCATGAACAAGCAGCAAAGCTTTGGCAGCTTATGTATCCTACTAAAAACTTCTATGGTCTTAAAAGTGATGACCAAAGAAAGTGGATTAGGTTTGCCAAAGATGCTGAATCTTATTTTTTAAAAGATATTGGAGAACAAAATGCAACTAGGTATTTCTGAAATTCTTAAGAAGGTTTCGTCAATTGAAGACGAAAATGCACGTAAGTGGGCACTGTCTGCTTACTATAACAACCAAGCTGTTATGCAAGTTCTTAAGCTAGCATTCGATCCTACTGTTGTATTCATGCTGCCTCCGGGCGAGCCTCCATATCGACCCAGTGATCAGATTGATAGTCATCCTGTTCTTTATAACAGTCTACGTAAAATGTATCTGTTTATTGCTCCTGGTAATCCAAGTATCAGCAAGGTGAAGAGAGAAATGCTATTCATCAATATGCTAGAAACACTTGATCCAGAAGATGCAAAGCTTATGGTAGCTATAAAAGATAAGAAGCTACCTTATGATAACATCGATTATAAGTTTGTTAGTGAGGTGTTCCCAGGGTTTCTCCCTGATGAAAGCTTTCGCCCCCAAACAAACCCTTATCAAGAAGTTCAGAAAGAGGTTCCAGTTCGTAGAAAGCCTGGTCCAAAGCCTAAGCCGAAGCCTGTCGTTATTCAGGTCGATACTGGTCGGAAAAAGCCAGGACCAAAGCCAAAAGTAAAACTAGAAGCCTAACAGAGGAAGAAATGAGCAAAAGTAGAAAAGCTAATAAGTATTACGACGATTATAACGAAGATGAATTCAACGACGGTATGTCATATGAAGAATATCGTGAAAAGAAAAAGAATAAAAAGTTGAGTAGAGCACTTCGTACTATGAACGTGGAAGAACTTATTAATCTTGATGAGGATGAATACTAAATGTCATATTGGGGATACCACACACTTCTAGATTGTAGCGGCTGCGACCGTCAAGCAATAACCGATCCAGCCATACTTGAAGAGTGGGTTAAGGAACTTGTTTACCGTATTGATATGGTTCCTTATGGTGAACCTCAGATCATGCACTTTGGACATAATGAGGTGCATCTAGAAGGTTGGACTGTGATTCAACTCATTGAAACCTCTAACATCATTGCTCATTTTAACGATCATACAGGTGAAGGTTACATTGATATTTTCTCCTGTAAAGATTACGATGTACAAGATGCAGTAGATACTGTGCAAGAATATTTTAAGCCAAAGAAAATTAGAAAGACTTTTTTGACTCGACAGGCTGATTGAAACAAATACAATTTATAAATACTCTTAATTATTGCATTAGGAGTAAAAAATGAACAATAAGAGCGGGTTTGTGTATATTTGGTATGACAAAAAACACAAAAGATATTATGTAGGTGCTCACTGGGGGTATCATAATGATGGATATATTTGTTCATCATCCTGGATGAAACAAGCTTATAAAAGAAGACCTAAAGATTTTAAAAGGAAAATACTAGTAAAAAATATCACTTCTACTCAAAAAATGTTTGAAGAAGAGCAACGTTGGTTGTCTTTAATAAAAAAAGAAGAATTAGGAATCAGATATTATAATTTAAACATTGAATGGAAACATTGGAGTGGGAAAGACATAAAAGAATCTGTTGGTCAAAAAATAAGTAAAAAAATGACTGGTAAAACATTGCCTGAAGAAACGAAAAGAAAAATCAGCCAATCCTTAAAGGGAAAAACAAAAACTGCAGAGCACAGTAATAATGTATCAAAATCGCTTATTGGTAAAAAAGTTTCTGAAGAATCAAAAGAAAAAAATAGAACTTGGCACTTAGGTAAAAAACCAACAAAAGAAACTATAGAAAAAAGAAAAAAATCTAGAAAAGGTTATAGGCATACACCGGAAACTATAGAAAAAATACGTATAGGTAATTTGAAGAAACATAAGAAAGATGATTGATAATACATATGACAAAGTCTTAGAATATAAGTAATTGTGAGGAGTATCTATGCCAACATATAAATTTAAAAATACAGAAACAGGTGAAGAGTTTATCCAGTTTATGGGTATCTCAGAGGCAGATACTTTTTTAGAAAACAATCCACATATTAAGAAAATGGTACATGGCGCTCCAATGCTACATAGTGGCAGAGGTATTGGCGGTGGCTTGAAGATTGATAATGGCTTTAACGATGTATTGAAAGAAGTTAAGAAGCATCACAATGGTGGATATAAATTGGGGAGATCCACTATAAACACAAAATAATGGGAAGGTGAGGGCAGTAACAATAACCTCTATAAAGGAGTCCCATGCAAAACAGTAGACCATCAAGAAAAGAACGTAGAGCAAACAAGCAACAGGAAAACAAACAGGAACATCAACCCCAAAATTTCAAACTAATTGATATATCACCTAAAACAGATAATCAAAGATTAGCGTTTGAATATTACGATAAAAATAAGAACTTGCTGTTACACGGTGTTCCCGGAAGCGGTAAGAGCTTTATTAGTTTGTTCCTTGCTTTAGAAGATGTCTTTTCTAGAAATTCTCCATATGAGAAAGTGGTCATTATTAGAAGTGCACAAGCCTCTAAAGGTATAGGCTTCCTTCCCGGCACAGCTAAACAGAAAATGGAAGTATTTGAAGCTCCATATATTGCAATTTGTGCAAAGCTATTCAACAGAGCTGATGCATATTCTATTCTAAAACAAAAAGGTGTAATTGAATTTGAGTCCACATCATTCCTTCGTGGTACTACTATTGATAATGCAGTCATCATTCTTGATGAAATTCAGAATCTTTCTTTTCAAGAACAAAAGACAGTACTCACTCGTGTCGGTCAAGACTCAAGAATCATCATGTGTGGTGATCTAAATCAAGACGACCTAACTAGCGAGCGTTACAGTGAAGAGTCAGGTCTAAAGAAAATGATGCAAATCTTAAATAAAATAGCTTCGGTAGCCACTGTAGAATTCTCAGTGGCTGATATTGTGCGTTCTGGTTTTGTGCGAGAATTTGTTATCGCAGAACTAGATACTTGGGGATACTTTAATCATGATACAAAAGCAGTTCGTCCACAACCTCTTACACCTGCCTTCACTTAATAGAGTTGATGCTGAGGGGGGGAGATACTATCTCCTCCCCGATGGCACTAAGTTACCATCAGTAACTACGGTGCTTGGTTGGAATAAAGGCGATAGTCTTAAAGAGTGGCGTAAAAGAGTTGGTGAAGAAGAAGCCAATCGCATATCCACAAAAGCAGCAACACGTGGTACTAAGCTACATGCTGTATGTGAAGATTATATGAACAATAAGACAATTGATATTAAGAAGTTAGACATTGGTACATACGACCTTTTTTCTTCTATTGTTGATATTCTTAACGAATCTATTGACGAAGTGTATGCTATTGAAACTCAGATGTATTCTAGGCACCTCGGAGTAGCGGGAACTGTAGACCTGGTAGCTAAGTTTCGCAATAAACGCTCTATCATTGATTTCAAAACATCAAATCGCCCAAAAAAGCAAGAATGGATAGATGACTACTTTATGCAAACTTCTATCTATGCTGTTATGTATGAAGAACTTACAGGTATCCCAATCCCAAATTTAGTTATAATTATAGCTGTGGACAATGATTCACCACAAGTGTTTACTCAAAAGCGTGACCAATGGATTGATAAAGCAAAGGCAGTTATAAACAGTTACTACGATTACCATGGGATAACGAATGGAACACAAAAATAAGAAAGTAAGTTACTTGATAGCTTACCATTACCCCAAGGGTAGCAAAGAAGTTTGTTTCCTAGAACTCAACACTGACGAATACGAAAAAGCTGTCAGATTAGCCAAGTGCGTTTTCGGCGAGACAGGTGTGAAAAATCTTTATCAGAGAAAGCTTGATATCTAAAAATAACCCTTTTCTTTTTTTAAAAAATGGGTTATCTTAAGAATATGGTTGATCAAAAGGAAATGCAAATGTCTAACGAAGAGCGCCTCAAGGCTCTGGGTACTCGCCTGAAGAATTTCGACTGGTTCTATATGTACTCCGACGATTCGTATGTCAATCGTAGTGGTGATGCAGCTAAGGCTGAGCTCGAGCTGGAAAGCACTCAGCTGCGTAAGCTTGGCTTCAAGGAAGAAGTCGATGCGCTGTGGATGCAGCATCGTCCCCGGATGTGAAAAAATAATAAAAAGTCGCTTGACTTATTTTATTATCTAGGCTATCTTAATAATATAGCGTTGAAACAAAGGACTGAAAAATATGCCTCGTGGAATTCCGACCGCTGGTTTCCGTAACCGTTCCAAGAACAACGACAGCAGTGTAAAGGTTGCTAAGATTATGCAAGTGCTCGACCAAAGTCTTGTTGCTGCTTCCGAAACTGAAGCCGAAATCGACGAACGCATCAGCGATCGTTTCGAAATCCTCCAAGAAATGACTGACGCTGCGCTTGCTGGCGAAGCTCGCGCCCTCATCGTTTCCGGTCCTGCCGGTCTTGGCAAGTCCTTCACTGTCGAAGAAACCCTTCGCAAGTGGGACCCCAAGGAGCTGCGTCACACCATTGTAAAGGGTTACGTCAAGGCGACCGCCCTCTACAAGCTGCTCTACGCTCACAGCCAAGAGGGCATGGTGCTGGTGTTTGATGACGCTGACACGATTTTCTTTGACGACACTTCGCTGAACATCCTCAAGGCTGCTTGCGACAGCAACAAGACGCGTCGCGTGTCTTACATGACTGAAGGTGCGCTGTATGACGACGACACCTCCGACAAGCTGCCCAAGAGCTTCGAGTTCAAGGGTACGATCATCTTCATCACCAACTATGACTTTGATGCGATGATCAGCAAGGGTCACAAGCTGGCTCCGCACCTCAATGCGATGATCAGCCGTGCTCACTACATCGATCTCGCGATGAAGACCAAGCGTGACTACATGGTTCGCATTCGTCAGGTGCTGAAGAACGGTCTGCTGGCTCAAGAAGGTCTGAACGATGTTGCTCAGACCGAGGTCATCAGCTTCATCGAAAGCAACCAAGACTCAATGCGCGAGCTGTCGCTGCGTATGGCTCTCAAGGTTGCTGGCATCCGCAAGATGGGCAGTGCCCGTTGGGAAAAGATCGCCAAGGTCACCTGCTGCCGCTAAGAGGTTCTTATGGCTATTCGTATTAACCCTGCTGCAATAAGAGCTGCAGCAATGCATGCTTACGAGTTCGGACCATCTAAACGTAAGTGGTCTGAACTTGACGACAACGGTAAAAAGATTGTTACTGATCAAGCTGCCGAAGTTGTAAGAAAGTATGAAGCTGCTAAAGCTGAATTGAATTTGGAAAAGAAAAAGAAATGAGAGGTGACTATATGATCAACTATGAAACATTTTTTGAAAGCCTAGATGAGCTAGTACAGTTCACAAAAGAAAACAAGCTCAATGATCGTATTACCTTTTTTGATCCTACGGTAGGCTGGATACTTCGCAATGAACGATTCACACGTGATGAAGATTCTTACGAAAATCGCAGAATCAGTTGATCCTGTTGCTCAGGCTCGTATTGCCTCAGCTATCGTATATAAGAACGAAATACTTTCTATCGGTATTAATAAAAACAAATCGCATCCGTTTCAGAAGAAGTATGCATCAAATGAAGATGCGATATATCTTCACAGTGAAACGGATGCGATCTATAATGCGTTGCGCAAGTATGATACGGATACAATTGCTCGATCTAAACTATATGTATGTCGTATGAAGTGGGTTAACGATCGCAAGCACTATTTCATTCAAGGGTTGGCCAAACCATGTAAAGGTTGTCAACGCGCTATTGCCAACTTTAATATTAAACATGTTTGTTACACATTAGATAATGAAGGAGTGGATTACCTATGACTGATAAGAAGTATACTTTTAAAGATTTAATTAGTAGTGATGAATGGCAAGAGCTCGGTCGCCTTCAAGAGGAATGGGAAACCAGTGAAGATCAACGTATCGATGCCATTTGGAACGATATGGATAACAATGCCAAAATGGATATGTTCTATTCAGTCGTGAAGAGGTTGTATAAAGGCGAACTTATCGATAAAGGCTCATACCGCTGGGTACTGTATGACGTGTTTGGTTTCGGACCCGAGGCTTATGAGATGGGTATGCGTTGTAATTATCTGGAGCTTCACAATTCAATCTACACTCAGAAAGAATTCAAGGCGCAAGTTGAACACCTAGCCAAAAAGAAGGTTCATCTAGAAAATCCATTGTTTGACGATCGTCCAGTCAATGAATTTACTCCAGGATTTGCCGTGGAGAAAAAGAATGACTGACGATAAAAAGCTTTACCTAGTCGAAACAATCAGTTTCTTTCGTAATCGTTTTGTTGTGTTAGCAAAAAAAGAAGAAGATGCTTTAGATGAGGTAGCTTTTAATACTGGTAACGTTTATAATGAAGAGTGGCGAGAGTTTTCGCAAAAGCATATTGACGAAAACATTATATCATATAGGGAAATTACACGTGAAGAATATCTAAAGCTATATGACAAAGACAATGATTACCTCACCCATTGGTCTGACGACCAAAAACTTAAGTCTATAAACGTCATTAATTACGAGGAATAAATGAACGTATTCTACCTTGACGAAAATCCCACCATTGCAGCCGAGTCTATGGTTGATCGTCATGTTGTTAAAATGATACTCGAGTCAGCGCAGCTTTTGTCGACTGCCCACCGTATCCTTGATGGGGTTGAATATGAGGGCAAGTCGCAATCAGGTCGTAAGGCTCGGAGGTGGCGTCTGGGTGATGGCAGAGAGCATACAATGTATTCTGCCACTCATATCAATCACCCTTCTGCAGTTTGGTGCAGGCAGTCCGTAGAAAACTACAGCTGGCTAGTCGACCACATGTATGCTCTTATGAGCGAGTATACCTATCGTTATGGTAGAAAGCATAAGATCGACACTGATGGTCTAGCTTACTATTTGCAGTCACCTCCATTTGCTCTTAAAGATTGGGAATTTACAACTCCTCCTTCAGCAATGGACGACGTTTATATTATCTCTACAAATCCTGTAGACAACTATCGCAACTACTACAAACACGGCAAGACTCACCTACATAATTGGACAAAGAGAAATCCTCCCGTCTGGCTTTGATATAAATAAATAGATGACAATCTATTATATCAAGGTACAATATGAACAAATTCAAATCATTTGTTGTTGAAGCTTCTGATGCTGGTGGTATTCAACACATTGAACATCCATCAGACAGAACCTTTGACGGAGAACACGCAGCCAAGCATGCAGTAAATACCTTGCGCGGCGTAATGAATGGATCATCTCCTACAACAAGAAAAATAGACGACAGAATGTCTTATCAGGTTGTGCGTAGACCTGATGGTGCAGTAGGAGTGAAGTACAAGGGTGCGGGCGATCAGTATGCTTTTACACATGATGATATAGATAAGAACCATGGCGCCAAACCTTACAAGGCGCATCCACTACACTTACTCTTAGATCACCTGCATAAGGTATTACCTAACCGTCCAGGAGAGTGGCAAGGCGGTTATATGAGCGATACTTCAGCTCGTAAAATAGAAAATGGTCGTGTACACCATACACCTAACACCATTGAGTATTCTGTTCCCGAAGACACCGAAGAAGGTCAGAAGTTAAAACACTCTAAAGTTAGTACAGTCATACATTCAGAACTACACGGTCCGAACAGGGAGGCACACCCAGTTACGGACCTTTCTGAGTTTGGGCAACACCCCGATGTACATTTAGTTAATCATGTTGTAACACATGAAGAACAACATGGTGTTGATCCTGTTACTAAGAAGCATGTTGAACATCATTTGAACGAAGCTGAAAAAGCTATGAGTGGTCATACCTACGATCATACAGTAGGTCATGAAGCCACTATGCGTCAGTATATCAATTCATTGGTTGGTAGTGACGAAACACCTTCTGTCAATAACTACAGAAAGTTTCTACAGGACCATCATCAAAAGAAAATTGATGCAGTCAAGATGCCTAAGACAAAGCAGGCAAAGACCGATGAAATGAATGCAGCATTAGCTCATGTTGACAATAACAAAGAGAAGTTTATGAACTC